TCAGCCAGCAGGCCATCCGACAGCATAACTGCGGATCGCCTTCAGGTCTGTCAGCGCCTCAACCTCGGCTTTCATCTGCAACTGCCGTGTATTAATCTCCACTCCCTTCGCAAACATCGCCTGCTCTGTCGCATCTGCCAGCGCAATTATCTCCGCCGCCGTCACCGGCACCACATTATTATCCCCGTCGGTCCAGGCAAAACCTTCCGGAAGACGGTTATTCTCTGCCATCAGGCGTGTCGTGCTTATCCTGGACAACGTCTTCTTGCCGTAATCCCAGTTCCTTCCGTTGAATTCCATCACGTATTCCATATTCTCCTGCACATCACGCCAGATATTAATCTCTTCCCGTTTCGCCGCCTTTGCCGCTTCCAGTACTGCTTCCGTGGCAACAAAGGCACTCACGCTTCCGTACGTTCCTGCTGTCAGCCCAGACCACAATGCTTTTCCGTGTTCTGTATTATCCGTTTCCGTTGCAGTATACGGCAGCCATACCTGTTCCCCTTTTTCATTCACCGCGTCTTCAAACTGCACCTCACAGTTTATCCCGCCATATTCGTTGCTGGCTGCATTTCGTACTGCAAGAATCTCTTTTCCCTTATCCACCATGACCTCCTCTATGATATGCGCTGAAATAATCCTGCCTGTCTGATACCCGGAGATGATGTCCATAGCATCGGACCACATGCACGCCACGTGCCCGGTAAACGGGTCTCCCCCACATTACCGGAAGCAACCAGGGGAGTACCATTCGAAAGGCAACATGCAGACAGTGATGAGCCGGCAATGGCTGAGCCCGGTGCCATATCCCCCGAATAACTCGTCGCATAATATGCCGCAAGGACAAAAGAACCGACACCAAACAGTCCGCTGTCAGGACTTCCTGACGGTCCCTGAGGTCCTGCCGGACCTGTGTCTCCCGTATCTCCCTTCGGTCCCTGCGGACCTGCCGGGCCTGTGTCTCCCGTATCTCCCTTCGGCCCCTGAGGCCCTGCCGCCTGGCTCCCGTATCCCCTTTTGGCCCCTGGGCCTGCCGGGCCTGTGTCTCCCGTATCTCCCTTCGGCCCCTGTGGTCCTGCCGGGCCTGTGTCTCCCGTATCCCCTTTCGGCCCCGGCGGTCCGCCCGGGTCACCTTTATCGCCCTTCGGTCCCTGTGGACCTGTTTCTCCCCGTTCTCCCTTTGGCCCCGGCTCACCTTTTGGTCCGACCGCCCCCGTTGCCCCGGCTGGTCCCTGTGCCCCTGTGGCACCCTGTGGACCTGTGTCCCCCTTCTCGCCCGCCGGTCCCCGGGCATTCTCTGCCCGTTCCTTCGCTTCCTCTGCACTCGCCGCCGACGCTTCAGCACGCTTCAGGATTTCCGCTGCCACCGCTTCCAGCTCTGCAAGCGCTTTCGGGTAATACTGCACCTCATCCTGTTCCATCAGAAATTTATTCAGCGTTCCCGGCTCAGAATCCGCCTTCACCAGAATGTCACCCACATACGACGGGGCGTACCCTTCCGTGTTCAGCGTCACCCGGTACCACCCCGGCTCCACATCAAAACTGTAACTGCCGGTTTCCCCCGGCTGCCCCTGCGCCACCGTGGTGACTATCACCGTCTCACTCGTTCGCGTGGCTTTCAGCTCTATGGTGCAGTCCGGTACCGGTTTTCCTGTACCATCCTTCAGCACACCTGAAATCTTTACTGCCATATTCACCCCACAAAAAAGCCCGCCTGAACCGGCGGGCTGTCATAACACTGTGTTACCTGGCTAATCAGAATTTATAACCGATACCCACGATGAAACCGTCAGTGCGCCAGTCACCACTGCCGGAGCCTTCATAAGCAATATCAATGGCCACGGATTCGGTCGGGTTAAACTGCACGCCAGCCCCCCACGCCAGAGACGTGTTGCTGTGGCGACCGTCATCACTTCCGGTCAGCACGTCGTGCGTTTTCCCCTTGTTGTCAGTTACGCGGAGATAATCCCCGGAGAAAGTCGACACACGGCTGTAAGCCACACCCGCCATCGCATACGCGCTGAACCATTCATTCACGCGTACAGACGGCCCCGCCATCACGCTGAACCAGCGGTTACGCACGGAATCTTCATGCCAGCGGGTATCTCTGTAGCGCGTTTTTTGCTCATCCTCAGCATTGGCATAACTGAAGGACGTAATCAGCCCCAGCGCGTCCGTAAACTCATAACGGTATTTCACGTTAATCCCGTTCAGATTATCGCTGCCGGGGGCGTTCGTACGGGCATGAAGATACCCCGCGCTCAGTGTGGACTGATGTTCAGACGCCCATGCAGGCGCACCGGATACGGACAGACAGATGGCTGCGGACAAAATGGCTGCACAAACTTTACGCATAATTACCTCTCGCTTTTCTGCAATAAAAAAGGCGCCATTTCTGGCGCCCGTATATGGGTTATAAAATTCAGCTGATACTGATGCCTGCGGTGGCTTTCTTCATCACCACAACCAGCAAATCGCTGATACTTGCTGTGGGATACCAGTTATTCATCAGCCATGCTGACACCGAAAACTCCAGCGTCATGTGACCGTGACCGGCAGGCATATCAATAACGCCACTGTAAATCAGCGTATTATCCAGCGCGGTACGGTTATAAATTTCAGCACCGTTTTTCCGCACTATCAGACGGCATGAGGAGTAAATATCAGTATGCTCTCTCTCATGCTTAGCGCCACTGAATGCCACCGCCGGAATAACAATCTGCCGGTCAAACGGCTGATCGTCATAAACCCTGACGGTAATGGTCCCTGATGGCCACCGCTCCGGTGCACGGGAGTCACGGGGGAAAGCTTTGCCCACTGTTTTAACGAGATCGCCTTCAATCTGGTTCGCGGACAATTTTCCCAGAACCCGACAGTTCTCGTTAATCGTGACGTTGTTGAGCGTCCCGGAATTCGCATTCACGTTACCGCTGATATCAGCATTTCTTGCGGTCAGCCTGCCCTCCGGCGTCAGGGAAAACGTCGGGGGATTGCCGGACGAGGTGATACTCACCGCAAACAGCCGCTTCAGGAACACATCGTTCATGAACAACTGATTCCCCTGCGCCACAAATAACGGCGTGGTGTTGCCGTCCTCCGGGTTAATCATCGCAATACGGTCAGCCAGCAGCAGTATGTTGCTCAGGGGCTGGCCATCAGTATCCTCAATCCCCGCTCCAATACCGGCAACATAGGGTATGCCATTTTTTGTTTTCTGTACCTTCAGCATGTAAAGTGCAGCAAGGTCATCATTTGTGTCCTTCTGCACGCGCTGTATCTGCTGTATGGTGGCGCTCTGGTCCTCCAGCGTTTTACTGACCGTCTGTGTGATTTCATTGCGGGTTTCGGTGATGGTGGTCTTCATCTCCGCCATCTCATCCGCAAGCTGGCTGTTGTCTATCAGCTCCCACAGCCCCTGAGCCAGATGCAGTTTTCCTATTTTTTCCCGAAACAGCCCCAGATACCCTTCTGCATCATTGCTGGCCCGTCCACTGGCCTCCACAAAAGCAGATTTCCCCACCAGGTTGACGCTGCGCACGTAAAACCAGAAATCCTTCCCGGGCTTAATGTGCGGGCCGGATACACTCCACTGACTGCCGGTCCCCAGATAACGGGCAGAGGTTTCCACCTGAGATGTGTCTGCGATTTTTGCCTCCGAAAACCAGAACTCAAACTGTACCGTCGGGTCATACACCGCAAGACGCGGGACCGCTGTTATCTGAAAATACCCCGGCGTCAGTTCAATGGTGGCGGGTTTTGCTGGCGCGTTAATCCGGAAGGTGGTGGTGGCCGGTTCGCCCTGCTGGCCATAACTGTTAATTGCCCTGACTGTCAGGGTGTATTCCCCGAGCGGCAGACCACTGAAACGATGCTCTGTATCCGCAGTGATAGCGGTGGTCACCAGACGGCTGTCTTCTCCGCTTCCGCTGGTCAGTCGCAGACTGAAGCGCACCCCCTTCACCACCCGCGGCGTGTCCCATTTCGCCTGTGCCAGATACTGGCCGTCAGCTGCGCTCACCTCCACCGTCAGGTGCTGCACTGCCGGTGGGATGACGCTGTTCAGGGAGCCTGACTGCGGCTCAAAGCGGGCACCGTTATCCACGATGGCTTCTTTTTCCGGTACGTGCTGCACTGCCGTGATGGCAAAGGTGCCGTCCGTGTTTTCCCGGATGGAGACACAGCGGAACAGGCGACGACGCAGTGACGGCAGGGAGAGTCCCCATACACCGTATGTCTCCACACCATCAGGCAGGGTGCTGACCTGTATCCGGTCCGGCGCGGGGTGTGCAGTGATGGCCACGCTCACCGGCTTACCGCTGCCGTTAATCAGGTTCACCGTGGCGGCACCTGTCTCCGGCAGGGTCACCTCACGGTCCAGTGTCAGGGTGCGGCTGGCGGCATCGATGGACAGGATGCGTCCGCCGGTCATGGTCCCGGCATAGTCGTTATCACAGATTTCAATAATGTCACCGGGTGTGTGACGCAGCCCCTGTGACCCGAGCGTGAAATCCACCGTCTGAGTTTCCAGCAGTCCGGTCTTTATCACCCACAGCCCGGCACGGTGAGCCTGACCGCGACTGGTACAGCCGAACGCATCCATCTTCAGCAGGTTGCGTCCGTAGCGCAGTATGGCTTCCGGGTCTTCCACCAGTTCCGTGGAGGTCTGCCAGCCGTTCTGCGGGTCGGTGTAATTCACCTCCACCGCCGTGTGGCGGTCCTTCAGGGCGCTGAAGCTGTAGCGGAATCCCACGCCGTTATCATCCACCACCACATCGCTGTTGGTGTACGGCCACACCACATCCGACGGGCGGTCCTGAACGAACGTCAGCGTCTGGCCGTTCCATACCGGCATACAGCGCATCGCCGAGCAGAAATCACTGAGAACGTCCCACGCCTTACGCTGTTGTGCCAGGTACGCATTAAAGGTCATCCGCGGCTCGGTCCCCCCGAAACCATCCGGGACCGTCTGATCGCAGTACTGCCCGATGGCATACAGCGCCCACTTGTCCACATCCGCCGCCCCCAGACGTTTTCCCATGCCGTAGCGCGGGTGAGTCAGCATGTCCCACAGGCACCAGGCCGGGTTGTTGCTGTATGCCGGTTTCAGACTGCCGTCCCAGATACCACTGTACGTGCGTTTTTCCGGGTCATAGTTTGACGGCACCTGGATGATACGACCGCGGATATGGTAGTTCACCGTCATCTGCTGGCCGCCGAACTGCTCCGCATCCACCTGCAGCCCCACAATGGCCGTGTTCGGGTAGCACTGTTTCACATCGATGATTTCGGTGTATGACGACCACAGCGTCTTATTCTGCAGCTGGTCCGTGGTGCTGTCCGCCGTCTCCCTGACCATCCGGATGTTAAAGGGCCGGGGAGGCAGATTATCCAGAATCACCGAGGCCAGGAACTGTGAGGTGGTCTTGCCGTTAATGGTGACGTCCTTTTCTGTCACCCAGTTACCGTTACGCTGTAACTGAATCAGCAGGCGGACGGTTGCCGGGTTACGGTCACCCTTTGAGGTGGTCTCCACCAGTGACTGCACCCCGAAGGTAACCCGCAGGCGGTCAATGTTCGCGGACGTAATGGTGCGCGTCACCGGTTTTGCCTTCGTCACTTCCACGCCCAGTCCGGTTTCAGCTCCGGAGGACTCAAAGCCTTCCGGTGGTGTCTGCTCCTGCTCCCCGGCACGCCAGACCGCGGTCACACCGTGTATCACGGGATTACCGTCCGTGTCCGTCAGCGGGGTTTTGTTCACCAGAATACTCTGCAGTCCCTTCACCGGACCTTCTATCGGTCCCTCACCAATCGCATCAATCACACTCATCATCTGCGTGGATTTGAGATTATCCTTCGCCTCACGAGGCGTGTGTGCCTTACCGCCACCTTTTCCCATACAGCCTTCCCCTGAATAAATTAACCGCCACTTGCCATTCCGTACAGAAGTCGGATATCCTTCGCCCGAAAAGCATGAAACACATTTCTGCCATGCTAAAGAGAAACCCCGGTATCAGCAGATACCGGGGTTTTCTTTCATGCCCACCGATAATCCTGTTGGTTAAAACCGGTAATGGCATAAAAATTCTGAATATCTTCACATTTTCACACACTGACTGTGGCGCGTATAATTTCTCTGCGTTAATTTTTTTGTCGTGATATAAGAATAATTCCTTACACTTAATCTTCGTAACTCTCCCGCAGTTCCTGTCCGCGATCACTGCGGGATTTTTTTATTCTTTTTACCCCTGCCGCCCGATAACCACGACCTTTCCGCCCCCGCCTTCATCACGGGTGCTGATGTCCTGGGATATACGGCGGGAGCCAACCAGCATTTCCCCGTAAGGCACCGGCATCGGGTTCCCCTGGGCAATCATGTTATCCAGCGAGGAAAAGTACGTGTTCTGTCTGCCGTTATCCGTTGCGCGGTAATCCGGTGTTTTTGCCTTCGGGGCCAGCATCTGGGCCACTCCGCCCAGTATCATGCTGGCACCCAGTGAAAACAGCATCGTGGTGGCAGAAAAACCACCGGCACTCAGGGCTGTACCCCATAACGCCATCGAGCCTCCGGCCGTGAAGAAAGAGCCCACGATGGCTGCCGCCCCCAGCACAATCTGCAGTCCACCCTTTCCGGCCCCGGCCAGTCGCGGCACAATGTGGATGACCGTTCCCTCACCCAGCTGTTCGTGAAGACGGGCATACACCGCCTCCGGTGCCGTGTCATCACCGGCAATACGTATCTGGTACCAGCCTTCGTTCATCTGACGGCGAAAGCCCGGCATCTGCATCGACAGGGCGCGAATGGCTTCCGCTGCCGTGTTCACATACAGGCTGAGGCGGCGGCCAAATCGTTGCAAATCCCCGTGAAGGCAGATGTGTGCCAGTGGCGGTGACGCCAGACAGAATGCGTTCGTCGTTGCCATTTTTCGGAATACCTCTCCCGTTTACTCAGTTGTTCAGGAATATGGTGAAGCAGTTCACCGTTGCCGCAGTAAATGGCGGCATGATTAGCCACCGATGCGCCGAAGCAGCACAGCAGGATATCGCCCGGCTGTGCAGAGGACAGGGGCACCCGGTAAAAGCCGGTGACCGCCATATTGTCCAGGTACAGGTTCTGGCCGTTGCGCCACCAGTCATCCTCGCGATGAAAATCCGGCATATCAATTCCCGCCAGATGGTATGCATCCCGGAACAGCGTGTAACAGTCCGTCACCCCGTGCTCAAAGCGCCGTCCTGTCAGATGTGGCACACAGCGGAATTTGTGAATGTCACCCCGGCAGACCAGCCACCAGGGCAGTGCGCTTTTTATCTGCAGCCGCCGGTCAGCCTCGCTCAGCCAGGGCAGCCCACCGGGATGACTGTGGACCAGTGCCACAATCTCCCCCTGCATCTCTGCCCGCAGCCAGTCTTCCGGTGCGATACGAAAATACGCCTCCGGCTCTGCAGAAATATTCACACAAGGGATATACCACTCCCCCTCCGGCGTGCTTATCACGAAGCCGCACGCCTCCGCAGGCGCACACCGCCGGGCATGCGCCAGAATCGCTGATTCAGTCTGTGTCATAAACCGGGATTTACTGCGAAAGTTTATTAATGGAAAGGAAACCGCCAAAATTGCCGACATTCCTGCGCAGTTCACACCCGCGCATGCACTTGCTGCATCTGTCCTTACGGATATCCGTGGTGGGTTTATCGAACTCATCCGCCACAGCCCCGCCCGTGTAACCACACTCATCAGAGCGGTAGGTCCACATACAGGTGTTCGCCAGCATGATACGACCGGGAAACAGCGCCCCGTCCGTCTCGGTCGGTGTGGCCAGCACAAACGAGGCCGTCATGGCTGTCAGCTGCGACATCTGCTCCACCACCCAGCGGTCACTCAGCTCCTGCTCCGGGTCCGCCGCCGGATTGCCCGCAACGAAATTCACCGCATCCAGAAAACGGGCATACACCCGGCGGCGGACCACCGTGGCCCCCACCAGACTCTGCAGGTCTTCCGCCATCCCGGTGACCAGACCGAACAGATTGGACACCGTCAGCGACGGTCTGGCACTGCTGCCCCGACCGTTCATCTCAAAGCCGCTGCCGTCAATCGGGTATGCCTCATACTTACGCCCCTGCCAGGTGACCGGCTCCCCTTTTTCATTCAGCTCATTACAGAAAAAATACCGCTCACCGCCCTGCACCGTCAGGTCAATTTCCCAGAGCACCACCCGCGGTGACTGCTCTGATTTAACCGACTCGTTCAGACTTTCTTCGTGGATCTCCTGCATAAACTTCCACCCATAAAAAAGGGGCGCAATGCGCCCCGAACAAAAAAGTTCAATTAAAAATCGAAAGCAATGAAGGTAATAAAATGAAAATTAAATCGGCTAATTGCCGTTTGCAGTGACCGGTGAAAACTATACTTTCACCGATACAGACCATCTGTGAGGGCAGATGGTCTGTATTTGTTCACTCACCAGTTATCATCAGAACTGATAAGTCATACCAACGGCAACGATATTATCCGTTGCAACACCTGCATCCTGGGTAAACTGACTTTCATCAATCAGATTGATTTTATAATCAACATAGGTGGACATATTTTTATTAAAATAATATGTTGTACCCACATCAATATATTTAACCAGATCCTGATTGCCATAGTTTTTACCACCGACAATTATATCCTGAGCACGAGACTGCAGGAACGCCAGAGATGGACGCAAACCGAAATCAAACTGATACTGTAATACCGCTTCAAAGTTCTGGGCTTTATCTGCCACCCCTTTGTCGCCAAAGGTCGTCATATTCTGAGTCTCAGAATATATTGTCGCCAGATAAATGTTGTTGGCATCATATTTAAGCCCGGTGCCCCACATCTCAGCGTGTTTACCTTTTGCAACACTGCCGGAATCAACAACTGTTTGAGTACCGTTTACTGTTTGCGTACCATTCAGGCCTTTCACCTGATTGTTGGTACGGTCTGCGTTAGTATATGCAGCCACGATACCAAAACCTTCATATTCATAACTGGCAGAGAAACCATAACCATCACCATTAGCTTCCTGAAGGTCATCACGTTCATTCTTGCCCTGATACTGAGCTGCAAAATTCAGGCCATCAACAAGTCCAAAGAAATCAGTATTACGGTAAGTCGCCACACCAGAAGTACGGGCAGTCATGAAGTTATCGGTCTGGGTCCAGCCATCACCACCAAACTCTGGTAATACGTCGGTATAAGCACCAACATCATACGCAATACCATAGTTACGACCATAATCAATGCTGCCAAAGTCACCGAACTTCAGACCTGCAAACGCCAGACGAGTCTTATTACCCGCAGCACCGTCTGATTCAGTTTTATTACCAGAGAACTGATATTCCCACTGACCAAAACCGGTCAGTTGATCATTAATCTGAGTTTCACCTTTAAAGCCCAGACGTGCATATGTCCGATCACCATCATTTCCCTTATCGCTGGAGAAATAATGCAGTGCCGTTACACGTCCATACAGATCAAGCTTATTGCTATCTTTGTTATATACTTCCGCAGCCTGCGCACCAGCTGCAAAAATCACAGCCGCAGCCACGGCTGAAAGTGCCACTGTCATTTTTTTCATCATTTGTTCCTTATTTTAATTGAACTATTCATGAATTGGGCTGTCATGAACGCCAGTTAAAATATTTTACTACAAATTCTGAATTCAATTCATTAAATGCAACAAAATGTAAACAAGAGACAAATTTCACACTTTCTGTTAAGACGACAAAAAATAATTTTGCATGAAACAATAAAGATTAATTTATAATACAATTCTTGGAAATCTATGAGATTACCTGCTCAATCGTGCAACTGAAATCACTGTGCCGGGCATTATCCGTGACACTCCACTCACGGCACACAACCCTCACCGTTCGGTTATGTTTCGGCGGTCGCCACAAAAAGGCACGGTAACCACCATGCCACGATAAAAACTCTTCCAGCCATCGCCGGGTCGCCTCATCCGTCACCCGGAACACCGCCTGAAACGTCTTCAGTCGGGCATTAAGTCCCGTCGGGCGGCGCTGTTCATAACCGTCACCAAACCGTACCCTCGCCACCGACGGTTTCTCACTCACCTGCATCCCTTCACGCGGGACCAGATGCAGCGTTTTTATCTCAGCCACTCAGCATTCCTCCGTCACGTCGCATGGACAGCATCACCGCCTGCACCCGCTGGTCAATCAGTTGCACAAGGCTGCCCGCAGCTTCCGGCCCTATCTGGCCATTAGTCCCGTCATTCTGAATGGCGATATGGTAGACCGGGGAATACACCAGACCTGCACTGCCGTTCATACTGCCCACCGCTCGCACACCCAGCGAGCCATCCGCCGCCCGGGTCAGGGGCATAATGGCTTCAGGACCGGCCTCCCCCATCAGTCCCGCCCCTTTTGCAAAGGCAAAGTACGTGGGCGTATCCACAATACTGTTGCTGTACGCACTCAGGTTTGCCGAGGTATACACGCCGCCTTTTGCATTGGCCACCGCACCGCCCAGCCAGCTACCAATACTGCCGATAAATCCTCCCGCTCCGGACATACTGTTTGCCGCCGTCCTGATCCCGTTGACAATCGCGGCATTCATAAGAACTTTTGATATTTCCTGCAGCACTGATGAGGCCCAGCTGCGCCATTCCACTTTATTTCCGTTCAGCATCTCCGTGATGTTATTCACCATCCCTGAGATACCCTCCGTCGCAAGCTGTGCTGCCTGTGAGGCGTAATCGGACGCATTATCCACCCAGTTACTGAACCCCTCCTGCAGCCCTTTCTGCCAGTCCGCACGCTGCGCATCCGATTCGGCATAAAAAGTCTCCTGGTCTTTAAGACGTTCACTCAGATACTGCGCGTTCTGTGCCAGAGCCTGTCTGTAAAAATCCTCACTGATATCCCCGGTCTGATACTGAGACTGAAGGTCCGCATCCTTCTGGCGGAAACTGTCGCGGATCTGCTGCAACTCCCGCATGCGTTCACGGAGCCGCTCTCCCTGCCCGTACCCCAGCAGTTCCGCTTCATTTGATGCACGCGCAGCCACATTATCATTCTTCAGGGTCTCTTCCCGGGACCGCAACTGCTCCCGGATTTTTTGCTGGTCAATCAGGGCCGCATTGCGCAGCAGTTCCTGCTTCTGCATCTCCGTCAGGGTTTTCAGTTCGCCCTGCGCAGTCTGGTATTTCAGCTTCGCCAGCTCTGTATTCTGCCCCGCAAGTGCCAGTTGCTCTTTCTGCTGCTTCAGCAGCCGGGAAAAACTGTCTTCCGCTTTTTTCGTCTCTGATTTTCCACCCCGGGATTTGGGTTTATTCGCCTCGTTATTGCGCCAGGCTTCCAGGGCATTACTGATATAACGTTGTCTCGCCTCCTGATACGGATCACCCACAAAACCGAGGTCATCCGCCGCATACCCCAGTCGGACACGCTCTTTTTCTTCCCCTTTCAGTCTGGACAGGGCCAGCTCACGCTCTGTTTTTGTCAGGGCACTCTGCTGTTTATCATCCAGAGTGGCCTGTGGCAGCCGTAACGGCACATTCACCAGTCCCTGCCGCTGCTGAAGCAGTTCATTACCCAGCCCCAACAGACGGTTGAATTCCGTATGCTGACCGTTCATAACCAGCATGGACTGGTACACCTTATTCTGCTCTGCCGCCTGCTGACGAATTAACGCCACACGACGGTCTTCCAGCCCGGCAAGCACATCCTGAATGGACTGCGCTTTTTCCTGCATCTGTGCCAGACGGGACTGCTCAACGGCAAGCTGCTCTGTTGCCTGAGCAAGCCCTTCCGTTACGGTCTTCACCGAGGTCAGATGGTTTATCATGAATCCGTCACCGGTCGTCCAGCCCGGGTTCGCCAGAACATACTGATATCCTGCGATTTTTTCCTGCAGGGATTTCACCCGACTGGCCTGTTCATCAATCAGCCGGTTCTGCTCTGTCAGCGCCGCCCGTGTTCGTCCTTCATTATCTGAGGCTTCAGGCAAAGACATTGACGGCGTTTTATGCGCGATTTCATCTATCGTCAGTGCATACTGGCGCGCAGACTCCCTGGCCTGCTCCTGATTCTGGTACAGCGTGTACCATGCTGCAGCCCCCAGCATCACCAGTCCGGGTACGCCACCAACCAGCCCCAGCGCACCGCTCATCAGACGTGAGCCCACCGCCGTTGTACTGTTCAGCGCATTCTGGGCGGCGCTTCTGGCAGCAATATTTCTGTTCAGGCGTTCCTGTGTGGCCGCCAGACGGGCCTCTGCAGCAATCTGCATCTCCGTCCCGCGGGCTGCCGCCACGGCCTGCTGAGCACGGTACACGGCTGCCCTTGCCCGCGCCGTGGCAATCTGCGTTCCCCTGAACTGTGCTTCCGCCAGTGCAACTTCATTACGTGCAGCCGTCACAAGTCCTGCCGTGGCAGACATCGCTCCGGAGGCCATATTGCCAAAGTACCGGGCCACCCCGACGGCAACCAGCGCACCCACAGCTGTTGCCACATTATCAATCTGTCCGGCAACACCGTTCAGCATGCCGGAGAGCGTTTTTGTCACCCCGCTGGCCTCATTCGCACCGCCCACCCAGGCCATAAAGGCGTTTTCCACCTTTGTGATCCCGTCAGAGACCGTTTCTGGCATGGCGGCATATTCATCACGCAATGTCCCCAGCTGGCTGATTAACGCGGGCACGACTTTATCCGCCGTCAGTTGACCATCGTCCGCCATCGCCTTCAGATCTTTACGGGCCACGCCCATGCCTGCAGCCAGTGCACGAATGATCCGGTCACCACTTTCATTGACCGAATTAAATTCCTCACCGCGCAACACACCCTGTGCCAGCGCCTGGCTGAACTGGGTGATCACCGAACCCGCCTCAGCCGTACTGGCACCGGAGATTTTCAGCCCCGTGGAAATGGCCTCCGTCACCTTCAGTACATCACCGGCACTGTAACCATATTCACGCATCGAGGCAGCCGAACGGGCAAACAGGGCCGCATTATCCGAAAAAGCGGTACCTGTCCGCTGACTGATATCCATCAGCACTTTCTGTGATGACGAAAATTCATCGGATGACTGTGATGCCTGTTTCAGACGGGCATTCACGGAACTCCACTCATCAGCCAGTGAAATCAGGTGTCCGGTGGCAAAGGCACCGGCAAATGCGCCAGCCATTCCGACAGCCGAAGCGCGGATTTCCGTCAACTGGCTGTTCAGTTCTGCCAGGGCACGTCGCTGCTCCCGGGCTGCCGCAGCGGCCTGACGCCCGCCATTCTGCAGGGTCCGGTAATATTCACTGCCCATACGGGAAGCCCGCTGGATCTCCGACTGGAATGACTGTGAATTTGCCGAAATTTTGATAATCAGTTCACGTAACGTCGCCATTCACCTTTCTCCGGGCGTAAAAAAACCGCCTCAGCGGTTCTCATCATTCATGACTGTGCTGCAAAGCTCAGCGCGTCTTCCAGCGCCGCAAACGGATCCACCTCCGGCTTATCCTCATCCTCGCCCCAGCAGAGCATGGCGTCCTTCAGTGCAACATTCATCCCCTGTGCCCCGAAAACCGCTTTCACGATCTGTGCATTACGGATATCCCCGCGCTCATCACCCAGCGGGGACACCCTGTCAAACTCCATCCACATCATCGCCTCGCTCGCACTCAGGCTGTGCCGCAGTTCGGATAAGGTGCGCCCCAGACGGAGCGCAAGTCGCATCAGAAAGCGAATTTCCGGGCGGGCTACTTTTTTCTGGCCGACTCTGCATCAGCGATCAGTTCCAGTGCCTGACGCAGCAACCGGGCATGTACCGGACCATAGACGGCCAGCACCTGCTCACGGTCGTCCGGAGTGAACACCCGTTGCAGGTCAGTATCACACAGGACATCGCAGAACAGCGTCACATCCGCTTCCAGGTTACGGCGGGTTTTCGCCACCACCGACAGGGTATCGTCATCCTCTCCATCACCATTGAGCACTTCCTGCCACAGATACCAGGCCTCTGCCGAAGGCTCCCGCAGCACCACGCTGACATTTCCCCATTCCGGCACCTTCACCGTTTTATGACGGAACCCTGACAGTCTGGCCAGCGCCAGTGTTTTCAGATCTTTTGCCATAAGCCTTATCCGCCCGCACCATTAACCGTTACTGTACACGCATCAGAGGTAATGCTCTGCGGCTGTTCTGCAGAATCCGTTACCTCGCAGGTATAAGCCCCCTTATCACCTGACTGCGTATTGGCTTTACTGAAAGTGTCAGTAGTCTGTCCCTCTACCGGCTGACCATCCTTCTTCCAGGCGTGTTTATAAGGCGGCGTTCCCCCGTTGACACTGACTGACATTGTCAGCAGCGCACCGGTATTCACGGTAAGTGTCTTCTCCAGATTTTTCACAAACGCCAGCGGTACCACATAGGACACCGGTTTACCCTTCAGGCGAAGTGAAAACGTTGCAGCCACCACGCCGTTGGTACCGGATGACCAGGTGTGCTGACGCACTTCCGCCAGGAACTTAAAGCCCTTACCGGACGGAAACTGCACCTTAAACGCATACACCGTGTCATTGTCATAGGCATCACGCAGGGCGTTCTGGGCCTGATTCAGATAAAAATTACCCGACATGGAAATCTCGGACGACGCCCCCAGACCGTTGATGTTCTCCTGCTCTGTGGAGCAGAGCGTGGTCACATCAATATCCTGTTTCTGCCCGGCGGTGAACTGGACTTCCTTGATGGTGCAGTCCAGGCGCAGATATTCCGCCTTATCCATAGTTTCAGCAGTCGCCGGGGCAGATGAAATCATCACCTGCGTCAGCTGTGAGCGTTCATACAAAGCAGACATTCTGCCTCCTGATAATAAAAAACCCGCACGCGGCGGGGTATGGGTTTTGTAGAAAAAAAGAAAAAGTCACACCGTGACCTGAAACTCCAGGGTTGCACGGTAACAGCGGTTTTCCGGAATATAGTCCTGCATTTCACTGACGGATCCCGGGGCCAGCAGCATTATGGCTTCACGGGCGTCCTGACGTATCTGACGCGCCTGCGTCACAGTCCCGGCATAAACGTCTATCTGCACCGACACTGAGGACTCCGCCTGCCCGCCCATCACGTCCGCAGACACCGATGAAATCAGGCTGAAAACCACCCACGGAAGCGCCACCGACGGCCTGCCATCCAGCAGGGGGACCACATACGGGTACACCTGCCCGCCGGCAAGATGCGCCAGATGAGGATACAAATCCGCCTCCGTCATCGTCTCAGTACCTCATCAATGGCCCGGTTCATCCGAGCAATCGCCACCTGCGCTGCCTGTTCACTGCGCACATCAAATGCCGGACGCACAAACGGGTGCGGTGGCATATTCACGGTCCCCATTTCCACAAACCGCCAGTAGAAAGCATTGCGCGGGTTATCCGCCTTCATGGTGTTATCGCTGTTACCGGTGTCCGGATTAACACCACGGATATGGACACCGGATTCCATCCCGCCATCGCGGGAGCGCCGGGAAAGGACCACCACATTGCGGCGCAGTTTCCCCCTGCGTACCGGTGCCCGTGACACCACTTCTTCTTTCAGCACATTCGCCCCCGCACGGGTTGCCTCACGCAGCACCCGGTTATTTTCCGCACCACTCAGAAGCTGCAAATCGCGGCTGATGTCCTCCAGCCCCGAAAAATCCAGCAGGGTTTCGATCATTTTTCCCCTCCCAGCCGACAGAGAATTTCCAGACGCCCACCAGTCGCATCCGGCACGGGCAGCCCGACAACGTTCAGGATCCGGTCACGCCATGGACCACTCAGCACATGAAGTCGTGACGCTGCCGTGATTTCCCGGCCGGACTGACCGCGCACCCAGATGCGGATTTCCGCCTGCGCCATTTCCGCACCGGACTGCATCCGCTCCCGGCTGCTCCTGCCACGGATATCCGCATGAATTTTCCCGCATGACACCCATTCTTCCGTCATTTCTCCGGCAGCATTACGGGTTAACACCGGGTTCAGAACACTTATCATCTGTGTCAGACGACCTGCAGATATTGCCATTCCCCCTCCTCATAACACCGTCGGACAACGCAAATCGTAAATCAGCACGGAAACAGAAAACGGCAGCTCCCCCTGAATCAGTTCTTCCCGCTCCGCAAGATCCGGATTCCGGTACAGCATCCCGGTCAGTCGCATGGCAGCCCCCTTCATCCGGGTTAATGCCTCGCCCGGGATCAGTTCACCGTCCTCACGAATCACTTTATCCCGGCTGCCCTGAATGTAGGCCAGCAGCACGGCGGTAGCCTGACGAACCTTGTCCATCAGCATGTCATCATCCGCGTCATGGTCGACACGCAGATGTGCCTTGATCTCTTCCAGTGTCAGTAATGCCGTCATTTTCCGCCTCCAGCATCCCGTCCCCGTTTGGCAGCCAGGGTCCAGCCTGATGAATGAGCTTCTCCGGGTTTATCACCGGTCATACTGTTGCAGTGCCACAGCGAGCCCCCCCATGTCACTGTATCGCCGGGGTGGTAGGTTTCACCGGCTCTGAACACACCGCGGTAGAGCATCACCGGCAGGGAAAATGTTTTTTCCGTACACTGGCCACTGCTCTGCCGGACCACCACAGAGAACAACCGCTCACCCGTCATGCTGACGTCAATATCCGCCACCCCGTCAACCAGGCATTCCCATCCCCGCATCCCGTGCGTTTTTTCATACGCCCGCCAGAGTCCGCCCTGGTGTGTGGCATACGTGCCCCGGGGAAAGGATTTTTGATCGTCAATAGCGGGGAGTATTTCCAGAGCCGTGGCATCACGCCCGTCCTGCGGAGCCGGCAGGGCACTCACCGCCTCCAGAACCGCCTTCCGCAGAACATCCGGATCGTAGTCACGACCATCACGCGGAACAGGAATATGGCTTACCGCCTCCTTCACCATCTGTTCAAGCATCGGACGCACATCATCGGGGGTGATACTTTTGCCGTCTGCCGGCACCGGTATTTTCGCGACCGCATCATTCACCGCCAGCTTCAGTACTTCCGGATCGTAATCACGACCGTCACGCGGAGCAGGGATATGGCTTACGGCCTCTTTCACCATCTGCTCAAGCATCGGACGCACATCATCGGGGGTGATACTTTTGCCGTCCGCCGGTACCGGAATTCTCCCGACCGCATCATTCACCGCCTGCTTCAGTACTTCCGGATCGTAATCACGACCGTCACGCGGAGCAGGGATATGGCTTACGGCCTCTTTCACCATCTGCTCAAGCATCGGACGCACATCATCGGGGGTGATACTTTTGCCGTCCGCCGGTACCGGAATTCTCCCGACCGCATCATTCACCGCCTGCTTCAGTACTTCCGGATCGTAATCACGACCGTCACGCGGAGCAGGGATATGGCTTACGGCCTCTTTCACCATCTGCTCAAGCATCGGACGCACATCATCGGGGGTGATACTTTTGCCGTCCGCCGGTACCGGAATTCTCCCGACCGCATCATTCACCGCCTGCTGCAGTACATCCGGATCATAATCACGACCATCACGCGGTACCGGAATGGTCCCCACAGCGTCATCCACCATCGCCTGCAGAACCGGATGTACCTCATCCACCGTCACATGCTTCTGTAATACCGCCGACAGGGAAGCCAGTTTCTCTTCAAACGCTTGTGCCTGCGCGGCCATCTTCCCCTCAAATGTGCGCTGTAAATCCGCCAGCACCGTGGAGAATTCTTCGCCCAGTGCACAAATAATGGACAGTTCCCGTTCCGTCATTTTCTCAGTATCCCCCTGAACATCGCTTTCACTGCATCATGCTCTGTTTCACTGATTGCCTTATTACCGTCAGATGCGCCGTCAGGCAGTTGTGCTGAAACTGTTTTCCCGGCCGACGCGAACGGGTCCTCACGGGCATCACGACGGGACAGCGCCTCCAGACTGTAGTTCTGCTGCTGAAGATACAGTGCATCACCGCCGGCAAGGGGCGGCAGGTTCTCACGTTTACGGGCCTCATTGGGCGTGAGAAGCGTATTTTTCACCGATTCACCCAGTGTTTTCATGCGCCGTTCGCTGTCCATTCTCAGCAGCGTGGTGACGTCAAACTCCGTGCTCTCGTTTTCCCCCGTTTCCAGCGCCTCATCCAGTAACAGCTCAATGGACTCAATCAGCGTCTGCAGACACTGGGAATAATACTGCTGCTCCAGCGCCTCCACGTTGTCACTGGAAGGCGGGTGGCCAACGCCAATCTTGTAGGCCGGGACACGGAACACCGAACAGACAATTTCAGCCGTCATTTTCAGTTGTTCCACCGTCTGCGCATCCACCGGTGAAAACGTCGTGGGGCTGTATTTTGCCCCGTTGCTCAGTATGGCCGTCTTCCCGGCATTTTCGCCCGTATATCCGCTGTCCCAGTTCCCCTTCAGTTTTTTCGCGTTTTCTTCCGTAATACTGCCGGGGACCTCAATCACGCCTGATGGTCGCCCGCCATTTCTGAAAAAATACGTCGAATTTGCCTGAATATGATGCCCCTGCATGGCGGCCAGTCCTGCGGCATACACCGGCGGCAGCCCCACAAGCGGATGAAAAAAACAGTTAAAACGGTCGTGGATCACCTCCCGGGCAGGCACCGTCACCGACTCCGTGATCCCACAGTTCCGGTCCGGCGTGATGCGGTAGAACACGTCGCCGTCATCCGCCACCAGAGGTTCAACCCGGTTCCAGTCCAGAATACGCAGTTCTTTGATCTGCCCCCGGGGGTTGCGGATTTTCAGCACCACCGTATTGCCGTGACGCAATTTGGAATTCAGCCACAGTTCAAAAAACTGGATGCGATTCTGCTGTGCATTAGGACGACGACAGAGACGGGCAGTATCTCCCTGCCGCTTTTCCCGGCGTATTCCCTGTACATCAGTCTGCATCAGGCGAAGCCGCATTTTGGCAATATCCTGGGATATCAGCGAAATGCATGAAAACACCGCGTGAAAGGACAAAACGGTTTCCGGATCGGCTTTCACACCCTGCTGCCAGGCACCGGCAAAAGGCTCAGCCACCGCCTGAAACAGGGACCGCCAGCCCACTTCTCTTACGTCACGTCCTGATTTCTGGTTTTTTCGGGTTCGCCGCAAAAGGTTCCACATTCGCCATGCTCCGCATCACGTTTCTTTTTCTGACCTGCCGGACGTCGCGCTGTGATGTACTCCGCCTTCCCCAGGCGAACCAGCACCTCCGCACACGGCTGTGCCACATCACGGATATCCCCGGCCCGGGCATCATGCGTGCCCTGCAGATACTGGATTTTTGCCATCTGTTACTGCGGGAAGCTCGCGCCTCCCGCCCTCCTCATCAGACTCAGCCACCGGACGCAGTTCCGTAGTTCACACCGGTGATCACCGCCACTGCCGCGGTACGGCGACGACGCCAGTTGATCCAGCGCTCCGCACGGATGGCCACGCTGCCGGTCTGAAACATGGAGACCAGTTCCACCGGTGACGGTGTGCTGCTGTCGCCGCCCGGCTCAGACTGCATTTCCAGTGACGCTTCACGGGACATATCCACTGCCACACCGCCGTCATCCGCCAGATAAATATCCGGCGCATTCACCAGTACCAGCTGGTCACCCACATACTGGGAGACAATCACCGGCAGCCCCTGGAAGGTCCCGCCCAGCAGGGTCATGTCCGGATATTCCTTCTGCCCCAGCGCATTTTTACGCATGGACAGCGCCAGGGCATTCGTGCTGGACATCAGCCAGACCGCACCGGTGGGCTGCAGATTTGCCGTCACAAACTGGCCAAACGCGGCCTCGGCATCCGCATCCGGGTTACCGGTTGATGCCGTGCCCTTCACATCATGGGTGATGGACGCCGGGGAGACATCCGCCACCGCCGCTTTTTTCGGGTCCACAAAGTCTGTGTCCAGACGCGCCACCACCGCTTCTGCCAGCGCATTACGGACCAGCGCATCAGCTGCCGGACTGGAAAAACGGATCAGCTCTTCCGTCAGTACCGCAATGGCCGACACCTTCGCATGACTGAAGGTGATGGATTCAAAATCAAACTTCGTCAGGGGTCTGGCCTTACCCTCCCCCACCCAGCCGGCAGCACCACCGGACACCTGGGCATGCACGCGGATATTGAACGGCACCTGACGAAGTGCAGGGATCCCGCCCTGACCAAATCGCCCGATAATGGTCTGCGGACGCAGGTAATCAATAAAGTCCTGCGCATATTCCTGGTATTCAGACAGGCTGCCTGCCCACTGCGGGTCCGTGGTGGTCCCTGCCCCCACCGCCGATTTCAGGACATGATGCAGACGACTGTCATCCGGATACTGACGACGGGCCACTTCCAGGGCTTCAGATCGGACGCCTTTAGCCGCAGCCAGCGATTTGGCAAAGCGGGCGAAGCCAATCCCCTTATCCAGTTTCTGCTCCACACGGATCACCGGCGCAGAAGCCACCGCGGCCACATTCCCGTTACCGGCCTGTTTCACCGGCTGCGCCGTGGCGGCCTTACCGGCTTCCAGTTCACGCAGGCGCTTCAGGTGCGCATCCACCTGACGGATTTCCGCTGCGGTGTTGTCGTAATGCTCTTCCTCCTCCACATCCAGCGTGCGCCCTTCCTCTGCGGCTTTGGTCATGACCTCCTCAAGGGAGGCTGCCAGCGCTGCACGCTTGTTTTCAAAACTTTTAATCTGTTCGCCAATATTCATTATGGTCTTTTCCTTATGAAAAACGGTTGTTGACTGTGCCGCAGCGCCGGCAGAAGATGCGATTTTCACCACCGGTTTCCGGTTGCCGGACGCGGCAGAAAACGGGCGGTCGTAAGATTTAATGGCCCGGATGGTGCATTCGGCATTCGCGGGCACGGTGACGGCAGACACCTCCATCAGCTCCCAGCGCAGAAAATGCAGTCCGCCTCCGTCCAGAAAGGTGTATTCATGGGGACGGAAGCCCACGGACAGCCCCCTGACCAGCCCGGTCTTAATGGCCGCCCAGACCTCATCCAGCCGGGCAGCCAGTTGCGACGGCATATCCGGTACGGGCTTCACCAGTGTTGCCGTGATTTCCAGCCCTTCGCTGACCCGGCGCACCGTACACTGCCCCACCGGGCGGGAATGGTCATGCTGCCAGAGAAACGGGATCGCACTGCCAAACTCCGCGCCCTCCGGCTCCAGGATGTCACCATCCCGATCCGGAGAAGGCGTTGACGCAATCCCGGTGATCACCCGTTCATCCTCACTGAAGGATTTCACCGTCAGCAGGGAACAGGCCCGTTTAAGAGTCACATCAGCCTCCTGAAAATAAAAAAACCGCCGGAGCGGTTCGTGATGGTTACAGTGTGAACAGGGTTATATGAAAAAAACCGCATATTCTTTCTTTTTCGGTTCCGGGTTAAGGGACATCAGGGAGACCGCATTGAACAGCGCCATCAGCGGGTCAATTTTTCCCCGTCCACTGACCTGTTTGGTGATAAGAATGGCGTTACCTTTAGGCTCCACCCGGGCATTGCCGACACACCAGGCCATCAGGGGCTGGTCACCATGCACCAGCACCCCTTCAGCCAGTTTGCGCTCGGTGGTTTTAATGGCCCCGCCCAGTTTCCAGCCCTGGCTTATCCCCACCACAATTCCGTCGGGGATCCCGGCTTCCGCCAGTGAATCCAGAATCTGCCCCACCCCTGACGGGTCAATACCGATATGGTCCAGTAACTCAGCCTCATGAATGCGACGCACATATTCCGCCACTTCAGCCGTGTCATCCCCGACACGCCGGACAATGGTCATATCTCCACAGGCAACAAGATCCTGAAACCGGGACGCCTCGCTCTTCCGTCGGACCACCGCGGTTTCATGCGCCCAGGCATGGCCCCAGCCCAGCCATTCGCGGGTCTCCCGGTCACGCCCAATCACATACATCCCCAGCAGATCATCCAGCCCTCCGCCGTCAATCCCCACCGTCACCACATCAGCACGACGCAGGATATCGTCCAGGTTGATACAACGGCCCTGCTCTTCCCAGAAATCAGCCCCCGCCCAGCGGTCAGAGCGCAGGGCAAGACCAATTTCCACATTGGCGTGTTTTGACATGAACCCCCGGAATGTCTCTTCACCGGCTTCCCGGGCTTTACGGTACTCCCGGTACAGAAAGGCCTCATCCACTGAATAGCCGAGATTCGGATTGACCATGGCGAGGTTTTCCATCAGCAGGTGAGCCCCGCTTTCCACCATTTCAGGAGGGTGTTCAAATATCACCGGCAGAAAGTGCGGATCATGAATTTTGCCGTCGCGCACATCCCGGGCGTACTGCAGTTTTTGTCTGAACACCCCGGCGGGCGGTTCATTCGACTGGGTGGTCGTATACACCACAAACCCTTCCGGGCGGGAGGCAAGCCCGCCGATGGCTTCACGTAACATGTCCTCCGCCTTGTACTGCTTGCCAAACAGCCACAACTCATCAATCAGCGTCCCCACGGACTTGATACCGGACACCGTATTCGGATCGGCTGCCACCACCTTCAGGGTGGTGTCCGTCACCCGGTGGGTGATGGTCCGGATATGTGTCTGCACCTGACAGAGGTCATCCAGATCATCGTCCCGTCGTACCATATCCCTGGCAGGATTGAAGGCGTTGGCTGCCACCTCCACAGTCGGGGCCAGAATCGTGTAACCCGCCGCCTGCCGCCAGTTCAGTAACAGCGCCGTCATCATGATCCCGGCGGCCAGTGTGGACTTGCTGTTTTTTTTGGGTATCAGAATGAACACTTCCTTGATATGGCGGACACCGGTCTGCGCATCGTAGGAGCCAAACAGAGCCGCCACCAGGTCAAACACCCACTGTGCACAGGACTCCCCGAACGTCGGGCTACCCGGTGCATCCACAATCCGCAGTTGTTTAAAAATCGCCAGGGCATGTGCGGCCTGGTCCGGATAAATCGGAGCCGGAATAATCGACAGCCCCTTTTTCAGGCGCTCTGCCCAGTCCGGGCAGGCTGTGCTCCATACAGGTATCATCCGTTGCCCTCATTATCGTTATTCACCACCAGTCGGGGTGGCGGTGGCACCGCAAAACGGTTAGCCGCTTTTTTCGCGGCATCACCTTTTGCCGATTTTTTCCCGGTATCCCCTTTTTTATGGTGCGTGAACTGCGCCAGACGCCAGGCCGCATCCAGTGCCAGTTTCGGATCAATGCAGAGGTTTTCCACCAGGATCCGCCCCATGGCTTTCACCGGATCGGGAAGACCATCCTCCATATATTCAATACCAGGAGACATCACCGCGGACGGTGGCATCTCCGGATTGTTTTCGTCCGGCTGTGGTATTGCAGCCGCCTCACGGCGACGGGGTTTATCCTCCTGCTCTGATTTTTTCTGCCGGTAAACAGGAACCTCATCCACCTCCACCGTCTCGCATTGTTTACGGGCTATAAACGCAAGCACCTCAGGATCTTTTGCCAGCTGCGAGCCTTTAACCCTGGCTGTCTTCGCCGAATAACCGGCGGCAATGGCTGACGCTGTTTTGTTTTTCCCGGACATGAGCGCCAGCGCAAATTTTCGTTTTTGCGTTGTCAGCACAGCCTCCTCCCGGGTCCAGAACGCACTCAGCCGGGTATGGTTCAGCCCATTTTTCCCGGCGTCTCATGCCGCAAATGTTAACTGCTGCCTGGTTAACATTTGCTGAAAAAGCCAGTTAACATTTTTTTCGCACAACAAACTGAATAATAAAGATAAAAACCGCAAAAATGCCCGGGCAGCCAGTTAACATGTTAACTGCCCTGAAACGGGAATTTTTTCTCTGCGTGAGAGGGGGCGCGGTGTCCAAAGCGATCGTTTTTTACGCCGGATGATACCCCCCCGGGGTCGGGTTACAGTCCGATGATGTCGTCCTCTCTGCCACTACCTCCGGACACCTCCGGCAGCGTCGGGTCCGGCATATCACTCGCCGCTTCACGAGCAGACTTTTGTCGATGGCATTCGGTACAGAGCGTCCAGAGATTCGTCTCCTCATTACCACCACCGAACTGAAGTGCAATTCGGTGATCGAGTTCACTGTCACAGAGGTCAACCACACGACCACAGAGACGGCACTGCCCGGCGTCCCTGAGCCAGATATGACGCTTGAGGGAAACACGTGCACTGCCACTGACACGACGCTGTTCACCCTTCAGAATATTCACCCGTCGGGTATTCAGTGTTTTGATTCTGCTCTGGAGTGTACGAAGCTCAGCCATGTAAAATCCCCGTCATATGGCAATCAGTAAAGGAAATAAATATGTCATCGAAAAACCGTACCCGCAGAACCACAACCCGCAATATCCGTTTCCCCAATCACATGATTGAACAGATCAACATCGCCCTTGAGCATAAAGGGTCCGGTAACTTTTCAGCGTGGGTTATTGAAGCCTGCAGGAGAAGGCTGGCAACAGATGCAACGCATCTGCGCCCGGCCAGCATGAAAAATAACGAGAAATGAACGTTCGGTTACAGGAGCAGGTACCCACTGTCCTCCAACAATATTTCATCTTCATATCCGACGGAACAAGACTTACCCTGCCGGGATGTACAGAATAACAACAGAGTGATAATTAATTTCTGATGAAATAATCAGGGTGCAGAAGGACTAAAGATAAACGTTTTCTTCACGCCTTTACACGGCCTGTCCTTCTCAAATCGCCATTTTGCCATCGCCTTTACAACCTGCTCATCAAACAAATGGTGCGGCTCTGAACGGATAAACTCAATTCGGGTGACAGTACCATCAGCACCAATATCAAACTTCACATCAACCCGTCCCTTTATATAATTTGCCGCTGCATAGGCCGGATATTGTGGTAATGCCTTAACCAACTGTCGGGGCATATCTGTTTTATGTTGCGTACAGCCCATAACCAGAGAAGACAACAAAATAATTAACGGAAGGTTTCTTTTCATTTTCATTCCCGGCACAGATAAGAATAAGTCTTATTCTAACAATGCCACCCTGTCGGTCATCAATCCTCTGCTTAATGGCAACGACAATTATCCGACTTAAATCACAAATCAGACACATGACATAACAGAGCTTGCGAGGTAACACATCGTCCGGTTTCTTCCACCATCGCACCGGACCAGCGACCATGAGGGGACAACGCCGCGCTCCGTTAACGCGGTAAACCCCGGTGTGTATCGTTTTTGATTATCCCCGCACACTCGCGCAGAGGAGTCTCCCGGTCGGGCTGCGGTCTCTGTTAATGCGGGGATACGGCGACAATACCGCGCATGGTTAATAAGGTCGCTCAACACACTGGCTGTAATGCAGCGGATACCATGCGGCATTTAGCGGCATTCATCGTACACTCAACGGTTAGCTCTTCATTCGTGGCATTCACCTGAAAGGTCCGGGAGTGTAATTGCGTACATTTACCACTGAACGAACCTTCAACAAGAACACGACCACGCTGCAAAATACGGAACGGAATTGTTCCCTGAAAAGGCTTTACGGTTACCAGTAATTTCTTCATGCATTCTCCGGATAACAAAAATACTAGTTAATACACTGAGTGCGGATATATTCCTGCGCCCCTTCCAGTTGCTTCTGCATTGTCATCAACCGCTCTCTGAGGGTGAAATAATCCCGTTCAGCGGTGTCTGCCAGTCGGGGGCCGGTTGCATTATCCATTCCGGAGGTGCCGGTGGCTTCACGCACGGTACCGGAGCAGGTGGCGTTGATCCGCAGGCGCTTACGACCAGCGGCAACATCAGCACGCAGAGTTTCATTTTCAGCTCTCGCATCGGCTAATTCCCTTGAGTATCTGGCATCAAGCGCAGCAACATCACGCTGGCGCTGCTGCATGTCAGTAATGGTTGCGTTTGCCAGCTCCAGCTCTCTGGCTTTTTTATCGCGCTGCGCTTTGTAGGTGATGGCGTTATCACGGTAATGGTCTGTTGCCAGCCACAGCGCACCACAGACCACCAGCAGAATAACGGTAAACGCGGAAAGCATTCGGTTTATGTTCACCCCAGCAGCCCCGACGAAGACAACATCATCCAGGCCATGGAAAGAAAAAGAGCAACCAGCATTAGTGAAAATGAAATGCCGACAATTACACAGAGGATCTTCGCCAGCGTTATGAGTTTGTCTGACATGCTTAATCCTCCCTTCACGATTTCAACGCAATGACCAGTTTTGCCAGCCCATACAGCATCGGGGACACAGCAACACCGACCGCCACCCACTTAATGGCAAAAGCCAGTGCTCTGCTGATGTCATCAGTTACAGGCGCTTTCAGTTCAAGGCCGTTTTTCATGGTCAACCTCAACAGAATTCGTTTATACTTCGCCATGTTCTCCCTTGCCTTACTCAAGGTCAGAAACACAAAACCCCGCTTGGTGCCAACAAACGGGGTTTTTACTTTTATTCACTTACGTTTCGCCAGTTCGCAGGATTTCGTGTTATCCGTCCGCGTGCTCATGCCTTATTTTTCAGCAAAATATTCTGCTTATCTGTCGATGTCCCAGCACGCCAGCGCACTTTCCTGGTCTCGCCGGGATACCTGACCGTAGCAATTATTTGAGCGGATACGGCAGTCTCTGCCACCGTCCTTAATCCACCAGCGAATCGCTTCGCATGCTCCCCTGCGGTCACCAGCATTAATCCGTCTGTAAAACGTCGACGGGAAACACTTACCGGGGCCAATGTTATAGGGACAAAATGACGCGATACCCGCTTTCTGGGGTTCGGTCAGCGGCACTTTAATATTGCGCTCCACCCATGCCAGCGCCTTATCACGCTCAATGGCGTTGACCTGGTCGCATTTTTCCTTCGACAACTTCATGCCCGGGACGACAGGTTTACTATCCACCAGGATGGCACCGCGGCAGATGGTCCAGATACCCGCGCCATCACGGTATGCCGTGGTGTGGTTACCTTCCTTTTCATCCAGAAACTGGTCGAGGATTTCAGGCGCAGGCGCACCTGCGGCAATCAGCGCCAGAACGGCAGCCGACAGGCCGTATTTGATTTTGGTGTTCATGGATATTTATCAGGGTTTATCGATTTCAAATCCCTGGATATGTTAAGTCTTCAGGCCAGCGGTGGAGTCTTCAGAGAACCAGTAATTATTCCCGGTAGTTTTCCTCTGTAGGTTATCAACACATCCTGCGCCTCTAAAATTACGGGGCGCTTTTCCGGCAACGGACCATCCCCTTCACATAACCCGGCAGCAACATCCATGAAAAACTGCTTCGCCTGCTTTTTCGCCTCAGCTTCGTAAAACTCCAGCGTGGCATCTTCAGTACGGTCAAGACTAATCGCCACATCTGGCAACAACAGTGACGGATACCCACCAATTTCCAGTGCCACAGTAACAGTAATCTTATTCGGGTAATTATTTATCCCTTTAACAACCAGTTCGTATTTTTTCTTCATCGCTTTACTCTCCCCGCGCCGCCTTACGACGGTCCTCTCTGATTTTGAAATACAGGTTAGTCAGATATGTCAGCAGCCCAAACAGCAGACTTCCCAGTACGCCTATTGCCGCCCACTGAGACGGGGAAACCCTGTCCAGCAGCTGCAGGAACCAGTAGCCCGTCCCCACCGCTGACGTGGTGTATGACACACCTGTTGTGATTTTTTCCATCTGGTACATACCCCGTCTCCCGCAATCCGGAAGCTCACAACAACAAGAGGGGCATCAGCTCACACCGACAGCCCCTGCGCATGGTTACATCATCATTTCGCCGTCAGGCTGAGGCTCACTGCTACCATCAGGCTGAGACCCGACGCCATCTGAAACAGCACTGTCATCCGCAATGCCTTCCGGCTCCGGAACAGTCGGTGCGCCCAGCAGTTCATCCAGAATGGCATCCACTTCTGCATCAAGACGCGCCTCAAGGTTCTGCCGAAGTTGCTGTTTCAGTGCGCTTCTGACTTCTTCAGAGCGCAGGACTTCCTTCACTGCTTCAGCAGTGACCAGCGATTTTATTTCTGACATGGTATTTTCTCGTTGAAAGGTGTTGTTAAGAAAGTTGCTACGGAATGAGAGGCTCTTCGGGTTTTGTTCCGGCTGACTGACTGGCACTGATTTTCTCAGCGGCCCTTTTGTCAATCTGCCTGCGCCAGAAATCTCTCACGACTCTGTACCCACCAGAAAGAAGATACAGCACACAAACTGCTGTACAGAAATACAACATAATCAGCTGTAAAAATGTCATTATTCATCTCCATTATTGACATGGTCAATGCCTGCCAGTAAAAAACTCCTGCATTTTTTGCTCAGCATATTTTTGCTAAGGATGTAGCGACTTCTGCCGCCGGTTCTGGCTCCTTGTTTTCCCTGCCACGGCGGTCTTTTTTTCCTGCTTACGGGTTATTCACTTCCACTGTTATACTTTCAATCAGCACCGTATACGTCGCCGCTTTTGTGATATCCGTTACACGTAATTTGTCTGCCGCAAAAGAACCTACCGGAGACTGCGACAGCATGAACGGTGCACCATCCTGACCATCAATCACCGGCGTCACCTGAATGCTGTTATTACCGGCAAAACGGAAACCCAGCGTATGCCATTCGTTGTCAAATGCGCCGAATGACCCCAGCTTCGTGTTCTGGTCAGCGTTACCCTTGTGGTACATCACGTTGAGGTCTGTGGCATCGCTCTGTACGTAAAACGACGCCAGCAGATTGTTACCGGCATTACCTTCCAGTGTGACACCCTGAGGCAATGAAGAAACCGGCCAGTACAGCGCCAGTGCGTACTGATTAGCCGTAAGCGCGCCATCGAGTTTAAAACGACAACTGACAAGACCACCTTTACCCAGCAGGTCCGCACCATTACCAGCATCATGCTCAAGGTACCAGGGGGCTCTTCCTGTTTCCTTGGTCAGTTTCATTGCCTTACCCCCGCTGGCTCCGGCATCATCCACGATTTGAGCCTTGCCACCTCCAGCAGCCCAACCCTGTGGTGTCAACCGTCCTTCAGACTCAGATGCCCGGTAAGCAAATAGCGTACTCATCGTCGTGGTGTCTGCGGGTGGCGTGGACGGTTTTGATGGTGTATCAGGTGACGGCTTCTCATCCGGTGGTGTCACGGTCTGCCCGCGCATCAATTCAGCCGTGCGCCCTGCATGGAGCATAATAGCTGAGGCCAGACGGTCTGAAATGACGCCCCTGCGTGCCCATGAGCTGAAATGGCTGTCACGCTGTGTCGAAACAAAACTGCCCTGGGTTCGGGATGCTGCACCGTAATACCCGACAGCCACAATATCCGGGTCTTCCGCCGGAGCATTCGTTGGCGTGCTCTGTCCATTCTCATCCGTCAGGAACGGTACAAAGAAAATATTCTGTGCTTCCCTGCCCTTGTAACCGCCATATACCGCCTCATATTTATCGGCGTTAAGATTCTTCCAGTAATACGTGGTGTCACCACAAATCCACGGCACCGAGCCAGCACTTCCGCCAACACACTGTGCAGAATATGCAGCCATATCAGCCCTGAACTGCTGCACCATAGTGGTAAACAGGCCGCTGTGCTGCTGACTGCCGTCCGCAAGATCATTTTCCCCCTGCATCCATACCACGGCCAGAAGCCTGTTTTTCGGGTTCTTCGACAGCGCCGCTTTTGTACGGAAGAGAAAATCCTGATACAGCGGTTTACCCACTCCCCAGCGGGCTGAATTTGCCGATGCGCCAGACGTTTCGCTGAACGTGCCGTCATTACCCACGGTTAAACCAGACCCGCCACGGCAACAGGGCACCAGAAGAATCCCGGCATTCTGCGGGATATAAGGCAGAAGTTTTTTGGCAATATGCAGCCCCTGACCGACAGTCCCGTACTGGCCCTTACTCAGGTCTGCATGAGGATGGTTAAGTGCGCTCATGTCCTGAACATCATGCAGACAGTGGTCTGCCGGAATAACGTCATTGTATGCACAGGTATCACCACCCGGCGTCACAGTGCTGCGACGGGCCAGCTGCTTAATACGGGAGTCAGGGCGATCATAGGTCTCCGGCAGAGGAAGCCCCTCACCATAGGCCATACCGTTCGACTGCCCGGCCAGGGGAATAACGTAGTAATACTCCGGTTCAGTGGTAGCCACTCCCGGAGAGCCACCAGCCCCTGTGTCGGGCACAACCACAGGCGTGGTCACATCACCCTCTGCGGCAATGGCCTGCATCAGTGTATAAGGCGTGATAGCCACAGGACTGCCAAACGGCTGCCAGCCTTCCTTCAGTTTTTGTGTCAGTCGCTCCGCAAGGTCTGACGGCGACGCCGCCCTGACCACGTCATAGTGTTTAAATGCCATTATTCCTCCCCTTTCCGGGATTTTCCTCAACAGTTGCGGGCCACGGTCCGGCTACACGGAGAATCAAAAGAGGAGAACCGCAGCCCGCAAAACGAAAAAGGCCGCGCAGTTGCGCAGCCTTATCACAGATGGTAAAAATCAGAACACGATAATAAAAATACCTGATGTATATTCATGCGACCCGCCCGCCACTCACTGCGGGCTTTTTTTTGCCCATAGAAAAGCCCCTCCGGAGAGGGGCTTTTTACAGTGGTAGTGTAGACAATTTTGCATGGTGCCGGGTGCCTCCCGGTGAGTTCAGTATCAGCACCTGAACCCGCACAGAAAGGATAAGGGTCGGTGACAAAACACCAGTTGCTGATTGCCCCTCCGCACAGGGGGATTCACCATGCCAGTTTCTTTTAACAAACTCCCCGCAAACCAGACAACAGTCAACCGCCTGAATTGTGAGGTATTTAAAAATTTCAACGGGTAACTGATACCCTGCTAATCGCCTGATGCTTTCTTTTTCAGCAACGGGAAAGCAACAACCACCACACCCGCCACCAGCACACCGTCAGCCAGCACTGACATTATCCGGCTGCTGAAGTCCACCATCACCACCATCACTACCAGAAACAGCAGGAGCGCAACCACAGCCAGACGCATTTTTACCGTCACAGATGATTCTCCAGACGAAGGCCCAGAACACCGGCAATCTCTTCCAGCACCTTGCGCTCTTCCGGCTCTATTTCGCCGTCTGCTTCGGCAATGGCCACCGCCACATCCAGCACGTCTTCCGCTTCACGCGTATCGTGTTTCACATCCTCGATCTCACGTAACGCCGCTCGACGACCAATTTTAAAGTTCGTATCCAGCTGACCGATAATGGTTGCGCTAATCGCATTAATTTCTGACGTAAACGCGGACAACGCAGGCTGGTTACGCAAGACCTGCTCGATCTTCGCTTTCTCTGAAGCCTCACATTCACCATCTGCATAGGCCACCAGATAGGCAGCATTAATAACCGCCTGTGCCAGATCACGTTTCTCAAACTTTTTAATTTCCACTGCCGCTCGGCGGGCTTTTTTACCAAAAATACCAAACATCGTGACGTTCCTTTGGGTGGGTGAGCCAACGCCCGGGAGCGATCTGCCCACAGAGAAAGTCACACTGACCACTCCGTAAGCTCACCCCCGAAAGGCTCTGTGGTTGATATGCGCCGGGCGTGGCGCGGATACAAAAAAGGCCCGCAAAAGCGAGCCGGGAAAAATAAGTCTGGCGCGTTGTACTGGATTCGAACCAGTGACCGATTGCTTAGAAGGCAATTGCTCTGTCCGGCTGAGCTAACAACGCAGGATACAGATAATGAACCGCCTTCGGGGATCCGAACTCCGCGCAACCAGCTTCGAAGGCTGGCGCTCTTTCCTGATGAGCTAATGGCGGTATGTGATGGTGGCCCTTGCTGGATTTGAACCAGCGACCTGGCGATTATGAGTCGCTCGCTCTCACCACTGAGCTAAAGGGCCGAGCCAAAAAATAATAATCAGATGAAAATCAATAATCAAGCCCTTGCCTGGATACATATCTGTCTGGCGGGAAGCCATAATAGCGGTGAAATACAGAAATAAAGTAGGACCTGCTTGAATAACCGCATTTTTCTGCTATAGCCTGTCCATATCCATGCCGGGAACATAACATATTTACAGCAACACGCATCCGCTCTTCCAGCAACAAGCGACTGAACATGCCCCCTTCATTTTTCAGTTTTGTCTTTAACAAACTCTCACTCATATGCAACTGTAGAGCAATCGCACAAAGCGTCCAGCTTGCTGATATATCTGTCTGAATTATCGCCCTGACTTTGGCACTTATGCTGGATAAACATCCACTTAAAAACAATGACATCCGTTCATCTGTTTCAAACAGAGACAGGCAGGCCATCATAAGAAACATATCCGTGGCCTCTCCGGAAAATCCCTGGCTGGTAATTAAAGCCGCAGCCAACGCAGGATTGTTGGGTTCCAGCAACAGGTAAAGCGGAATGTCAGTCAGACGAGTCCTCGTCAGCTTATGCTGACTTTCCAGATATTGACTTACGACGGATTCGCTTATATCGACAATTTTAACTTTGCCATAATGCATAAGGAAAAGCTCCCTGATGCATTTGGTGGCCAGAACAACTGAGCCTGGCTTAAGTGACAACGTATCCTTTTCAAGAAAAATATTAATTGGGGAGCAAACCATGATAACTGAACAGACAACAGCCATTATAATTTTACTTTCATTAGCAATTGGTTAGCTCAATTATAGCCCCAAAAGGTAAATTATCATCAACACATAAGCAAAGGACTGACAGGTGTCGCCCCCCACCAGCCGCCCATTCACCACAAATAAAAAGCCTTCAGGACTGAAGGCGTCTGTAACAACCGCACTGATAGTCTGCCAGACCCACCATAACAAGCTGGGTCAGTATTAACTGGCAGCGTTCGCGTGAAAGGTAAGTATTCTGCGCAATCTCCCCGACGGTCGCCGGTTCGGTGACGCTTAATTCATTAAACACCACTCTGGCGGTTTCTGTCATATCCTGCTGTTTTAGCATGTCTTTTTCCCTTTTCCGGTTAACGTGACACACCAATAACTCTTGTCGAAAAAGCCAGCAAGCTGAAAGACAGGTATTCACCGCCACCAGCGCGTTTACTGTACTGACGCGATTTCAGTCATAAAAAACCCGCCAGGCGGCGGGGTGTAAAAAATCTTCTAACGTCAGGCATAAAACGCCCATCGTTAGAGCAAATTTACCACAGATTCGGGAAAAATCAACAACACTATCGCGTTACCCTCTTTAACTGCCGCTCCGCCCATGCCTCTTCAATGTCAAACCGAACCACCAACGTATCGTAAAAGCGTTTCACTGATTTTTTCCACGTATCAAGCGTGATAGCACTCGTCACTTTGCATATGGCATTAAATGCCTCCGTTGATGGTAGTCTTTCACAGCCACGACCACCACAACGCTGGCAGTCTCTGATAACAGGCATACCACGTTTTACCGACTCTTCACGATGAATGGCGACACCACGCCCACGGCAATCCTTACAGGCGGTGGAAACCTCACCCTTTCCGCCACACTCCGGACAGGCAACTTTTACCACCTCCCTGACTTTTTTCCATTCTTCCCAGTAAGACGGATACACACCTTTCGTACACTTTGCCCATACCGGCGGCTTACCATCCGGATACTGGACCTTGTTTGTAAAAACTACGCTTTCAATAAATTTTTCCCCATAGCAACAAGGGCACTGCTTTTTACTCGCTGCGCTGCGGGCATAATCCTCAAAAGCGTACGAAGCCATAATGCGCATCACTACCGGTTTTATTTCTGCCGGGAGTTTTCTTAACGCCGCCACGCGATCACACCGACTGAGTGCATATTCTGTCAGCAATTCTGTTGCCCGCTCTCTGTCATTCATACTAATGCCCATTTTACCAAGGAACGCAGAAAACCCCATCTCAGCCCGATTCTGTGTCATGCCCTGCGCGGCCATCACATCAGTGATACTCAGCGCATCTTTCGACGTTGAGGCCGATGCATCAGTCAGGCCGGGGGATTTTGGGGAGTAGTATTTCGGTAAATCTTCCAGTTTCATTTTTTGACCTGCCCTTCAAGCATTATGGGGTAAATCTTCACCCCCAGACGTCCACCAGATACTGGCTGACCACGAACGATATTGATTTCATCAAACTGCTCATCGTCCATTAACACTCCCGCATGCGTCAGCGCATCCAGCGGTGCTTTCAGGATATTGTCCAGGTCGCGACGACGCTTATCCGGAAGCTCTGCAATCACCTTTATCGCCAGCCTTCCGGACAGGCTTAATTTCAGCCGCTGCTGGCGAACAATAAGCGCCACAGCCCGGCGATAACGCTTTCCCTCCTCCGAGATAAAATATGTGCTGCCACGGCGTCGCCAGTAAGTGTTCACCGTCGGCGGGTAAGGTAAAACCAAATCTATGAGCATCACTCACCTCTTTTACCCAAGCACGCCAGTTGCAAAGGCGTGATCAAGAAAACGAAAAATTAAATCAACCTGAGAACCATGCTTTTCTTCGAACGCCAGAGGATCCGCATGAAGCTCGTTGTGATGCTCCCGACACAGCGGTAGCGTGAAAATATCGTGAGATTTTGTCCCCATTCCGCCCTGACCATGACCAATCAGGTGATGGGGATCGTCGGCTGGCTTACCACAACACGCACACGGCTGTGTCTTCACCCAGCGTGTGTATTTCTCGTTAACCCAGCGGCGACGTTTAGGTCGTTTCATGAAAGATTCCGGAGACTCAGGATCAACGGCAATGCTGACCACCGTCTTTTCCTGTGGTGGGTTCTGTTGCTGGTGGGCGTGAGGCAGCGGCGCAAGATTTTTTGTGCGCTGTTTCAGTATGCTGGTGGCGGTCTGCTCTCCCGGTACGATGTCGCTTTCACGGTACATTGAGCGGATTTTTTCCGCACGCAACCCCAGCGAACGACGTAATACCGCTTCCGGTAGCGCGTCCGCCACCTGATTGCGGACCGCCCACCAGGATAATTCAGCCAGCGATAATTCCCGCTCCTGTGTGCCATTCATTGCGTGACGAATGACGTCAATCATCCATGCTGACAAGTTTTGGTGAGCAAGTTGCTCAAGTGATTCGGAGGTCTGGTCACGCAACTGGTTGTCGCAGTGCCAGCACAACACCATTGCGCCGGTACCATAACGGTGAATGACGGTTTCGCTGTGATGATAATCGCCGTGTGGCCACTGGCAGGATTTAATATGGCGCAACAGCCAGTCAGACAATGCACCAGCACCACCAGCAGCACGAATCACCCGTGCGTTACTGAAAAACGGCAGCAATGTTTTGTCTTCCACCAGCGGCTGGCGAACGGCAGGAACGACCCCGGACGGCAGATTACGCATGCTTTTCGGTTCCGGCTCCACCAGTACCCGGGTATTGTGGAATACCGGCATGGATTCACGGCCCGGCTTAACGATCACCAGCCCGAGTTCCGGTACCAGAACAGGTCGAAGTAATACTCGCACGTTACCTCCAGATGCGTTGCTGGAATGTGCGGGACGGACGCGGTGAGCGTTCGGAGTAAGGAAGCCTGACGGAGATTATCCAGTGACGATAATCGAGGCTGAGGGCTTTCTTAATCTCGTATCCGTGTCTGCGGTAGCACTGAATTAGCCACTCGGCCTGTTCTTCAGTGCATGGGGGATGCTGGAACCAGTCAGATTTGAAAGTGCGGGAACGCCGCCCGTGCCTGCTGGCAAAGACGGCAGAATCATCAGAATTGTGTAATTTGGTATCGTGCGCCATCGGTTGTCTCTGCTGGCGCAGCAGGTGCCAGTTGTTCAGGCTGGCGTGCGAATTGTAAACCAGAATGCCAGGAAAAAACAAAACCCGCCGAAGCGGGTTACGTGCGGGTGCGTTGAGGATGCCTGACACATCAGAGGTGGCGAGGGATTTCTCCCTCGCCGGGTCTCTTACTCCTCAGGTTCGTAAACTGTGAAGACAGCGACCTCCGTCTGGCCGGTTCGGATTCGTACCTCGCAGAGGTCTTTCCTCGTTACCAGTGCCGTCACTATGACGGTTAAACAGATGACGATCAGGGCGATTAACATCGCCTTTTGCTGCTTCATAGCCTGCTTCTCCTTGCCTTTCGGCACGTAAGAGGCTAACCTAGATTTGCCGTTCATAGATTGAGCCTCAGATTAATGTTAAGCGTCTTGCAGGACGCGTAATGTTAACTGGGGCTTTTCTCTATCTGCCTTTTGGTATTCATGCCTGAGACAGATAGCCTCAAGCACCCGCAGCAATTCTACTTAACTATCCTTTCCCCGCAAATCGTTTTTATCCCCAGCGACAAATCGAATACACCACCAGCGCCACCGCCATTGCGATCCCTACCGTTGTGAATGCCTCAGGCCAGGTCATCGTAAAACATCCTCTGCGCTTATCAGTCCGTTTCGCTTCAGGTAGTCCATCGCCTTACCCGGCAATTTACAGTCCGGCTTCGTTTTCCTCAGTTGCCAGGTTAACTGCTTTACCAGCATGGTTAACTCGTCGACCAGACGCTGATGTCCCACTGGTTTGTATTCATGCAATTTACCGGCTGGCTCTGCTGCCAGCGATGCCAGTGCGATTTCCAGAACAGCAATATCCATCTTATATGTGCGGATGATGTCATGGTCGATTGTGCCCGGTATGCACAGTCTCTGTGCTTCAATAGTCTCCTCTGCGTGAGCTATTAACTGCTCTCTGGTAAAAGTGGTCATGCCGCGCTTCCTTCTTGCTTATTAACGATTACACCGTCATATATTTCATTAAGGTGTCCCCTCAACTCCATGCGCCTTAATGCAGACAACATGTAATCGCATTCAACCTGCTTATTTCCAGTAAATGGCTTATCGTCAGGATCACCCCAACAGCAATTACCCTTGGGCCACCCATGTACTTTCCGTACTCTTCCGTTAACAACGTGAAGTAATCCCCAGCCAGGTGGTAAATCCTCAATTGAAATAATTCCCGGCTCACTAATAAAGAATCTCCAGTCGCCCATGCCAAGAGAGGGATTTTTACGGAAACGCTTTTTTCTATCTGCCAACAAGTCAGCACGAGAACACTTCGCCTCTATCAGGCATGATGCTGAATTTCTGAATCCCATAGCATCTGGTTGTTCTCCAGTACTGGTTACAGCAACAAAGCGGTCATGAAAGCAAACCTTGAACCCGTTGCGCTTAAGGAACCTGTACGCAATCTGACAGAGTTCGCGGTGTGTTAACGCCATCTCATTCTCCTTTGATGCGAATGTTTACAACCTGACAAACCTCTTTGAGTACCCAGTCAACAGCGTCTTTCCACGCTCCAGTCTCAACTGGCGGATTCTCACGTTTTACTTGTTCATAGAAGTGCACAGCTTTAACCAGTCCTTCAGGTACTACAGGCACTGGCGGCATGCGATACAATGGAGTAACACAACGCGAAGCCTCATATTTATCTGACGGACGCTGAAATATCTCACCGAACCCATATTTTTCAATATCTCGCAGTTCCTCGTCGTCAGTCCATGCCACCGGTTCTGCTTCCAGCGATGTCAGTGCAATTTTGAATAACTCACCCTCTACTCGTGCCACGCCTGAATTGGGATGGCATTTCGCAATCGCTATTTTTAATTTGGCTTCTTCGATTAATTGCTCTTTTGTTAATTCAGTCATTTTTCATTACCGCTCTTTCTGGCGGCCTCCTGATGTTCTGAGGGTGCAGAAATCCCTCCGGCTAAGGATTAAATTTTTAACAGTTCTAAATTTAACTATTCAGTTCTGGATTTTGTCGCCCTGCGTATCCGCGCTTTCGCGTTACGCTCAATCTGAATTAGCTTTTCTATATTTTTCCGTCTTTCCCGTTCCTCCTGACGCAATAGCCTTACATCATCTGCCAGTCTGGTTTCTCTTTTCGCCACAGAGAGCATCCAGTCAAATGGCTCCACAACTGCGCCGCAGATTTTACAGCGGACCTGACGCTCTTTTTCATCAACCCGGACAGAGGCGTGATGGCAGTATGGTCTTTCCGATGGCTCATAAAGAAAATTAACCTGATTACGCGGGTCATCCTCTTTTACAGGAAATAAAACGATATTGCTTAACTCATCCTCTGGTTTTATTTCCATGCTCCTCTCCTTTGATGCGAATGCCAGCGACGCGTAATGCGTGTTCTAGGTCAATCAGGTAAAGCCAACTGCCATTTTCTTTAGGTATCATGACATGTCGCTCATCTGCATTTATCGGGTGTCCATATCGAAGGTCGTAGCGAGTCGGTAATTGAACTTCCCGCGCTTCCAGTGCAGCAATACGCTTGCTCCCATCAGAGATAACGCCTTCGTAATACTCACGCTGCTCGTTGAGTTGTGATTTTGCTTCTTCCAGTCCATCCAGCAAATCAGCGATAATATCCGCTTCCCGATGACGGATGTGACGCTTAAACGCAGCAAGAGCCGCATCACAATCCCGTTCAGCATTTGGGCTGTCCGGGATAGCCTGATACCACGCCAGCGTCGACTGATAGTTTTGTGCTGCCTCACGAAGCGCCTCATAGTTAACCTCTCTCATTGAGCCACCTCCTGATAAATCACCGCATGCCCCAGTTTCTCCGCCAGTGCCAGCTCTGCCTTAGCGCCCGCTGACCGCTGCCAGCCATTCAGCATGTAAATCGCATCCACACAACGAATCATTGCCATGCAAATATCCATGTAGTGCGGCTGTGTCAGCCCGTCCGGAAGTACTGCCGGGTTTAAGACGGTATGCCCTTCCCGTTTCAGTTCCTCTTCCGCCTTGTGAAACGCCTCACGGTTGAAATTTTCATATCCCGTCATTGGACCGGCAATATAAACTCTCACCCTCACTCCATCACCTCCTGAAAGTTTCCCCGATAGAACGCCAGCACACGCTGCATAACCTCGCTCTGGCGGCACTCACGACAAATTATGTTCTGCCATCTGTTGTAACGACGTATTTCTCCGTCAGGTAACTTTCGAATCAGTGTCGGGTCAGCAGCCTTCTCCGGTGTCTTACGCCATACGCGATACGCCTGCTCTGATGGAAATACCCCGCAATCAGAGAGCCAGACATCACCACTGGCCGCAAGCGCACCAGATAAACGACGAATAGCGGTCTTACTGACACCCGTTTTATCTGCCAGTTGTCGAAAAGTTTCTCGTCCGCTCAGGCGCACGAATTCCACAATGCGCGCCTTCACTTCTTCCCGCTCTTCCTGTGTAAATACTCTTGCCATAAGTACCTCCGGCAATCACTTTTCCGACACAATACGACTGGAGGAATCGACAATCTGTCGAACAATATCCTGGTGCTTGTTCAGCTCACGCAGCGCAGCACAGACTCGCTCCCACTTTTGAACCTGACCTTTTGCCCGGCGCAGTTCGCGGTTAGCCACATGCAGCGATGGTAAAATCAGACTATCCGGATGCTTTCTGGTGAACGACGGCTGTGACTGCACTGTGACCGCCACACTTTCAGTTTTAATTTCTTCCTGTGTTTCCGCTTCCCGGACTGGTAACGCAACACCTGCTGGCTGAGGAAAGGCTTTACCATCGGTTTCCGTTACCGATGCAGCTTCCGGCTCTGCCGGTAAATCAGCGCCCGGTATGCAGTAACGAAATTTACCGTTCTGATTTACGCGTGCCAGGCGCCCCGTTGCTGTTACGACCGCCAACGTGGAAGCAACCTTGCGAATGCTAACACCGAACTTATCCGCCACTTCCTCACACGTTTTAGCCCCATCCTGACCGATAAACTCAATCATCATGTCTGCGGTAACTTTTTGTTCGACCTCCCCGGTCAGCATATCCTGTGCTTCAGATTTTACTGGCCGCTCTTCGGTTACCCGGGATTCACCTTCGCCAGCCAGAAACCAGGTGTGACCAGTTTTATCAACGACGCCATTTCTTTTGAGTTCCCACAGCTCGTTGACAGCCTCTTCACGACTGATTCCAAGGCGAGCTGCCACCACATGTGAAGAGGCTTTTTTCAGTGCTTTCAGTGCGTCAGATACGGTTTCCATTAAAATTTCCTCCGGACAAAATTACTTCACAACCCTCATATTGCTGACATTTGGACGCCAGCTATCCCAGTTAAATGTCACCCATCGACCACCGTTCATGGTCATGCGGTCCATCACACGCTCGCCAAGAAGCGTACTCATCGCTACGTGGTTCAGGTTCGTCAGCATTCCGACACTACGCATCGAAGCCGTTCTGCGGTCGACTATCTGGTTCAGTGTGACCTGCTCGTTGCGCGTATCCCGCTGCATTCCGATTTCATCCAGGACAAGCAGGTCAACATCACACAACCCCTGTAAAAATTTTTCGCCTGAGTTTTTGTTGTCGTAGCTGTTGTGTAACGCCAGCATCACATCAGCCACCGTTATCACAATCACGCTGCGACCTTTCGCCAGAAGATGATTGCCAATGGCGGCTGCAAGGTGGTTCTTTCCGGTACCCGGCTTACCGCTGAACACAAAATTCGTGCACCCTGTCATCAGTTCGTCAGCGATGGATTTTGCCTGGCTCAGCGCATGTTTTTGCCCGTCGTTCTGCACCTGATAATTCGCAAACGAGCATTTGCTGTGCAGAGGCTGGATGCCCGAACGATTCAGGATTTTTTCCACCCGCAACTGGCGATTCTGGCGGTTGATCTCCTCGCTACGTTTTCTCCCTTCTGCCAGTTGCCACTCGCGCCACTCGTCCACTGTCCGGTACGGCGCGATTACATGCTGCGGGGTCAGCTTACGGATACGCTCAAGAACACCACCTGTCGCGATATTTTTCATGGCCCGTTACCCCCTGAACCCCGGCGGAATTTCGGTATCCGGCTCAGAAATATGATTCACGCAACGCTGTACAGACGAACGCCCCAGGCGGATAACCAGTTCATCCCATTTTTCGCGAAGCTTTGACGGACTCATGATATTTTTTACCCAGAATGGATCCCGCTGCGCCCGACCAAACATTTCACAAATTTGTCTGTGAGTTCTGCCATCCAGCATCCGCATTGTGCGCACGTCGTTGGCCCATGCGGTCCAGTTGGGTTCTTTCGGTCGCGAAATCTCGCCATCATCGCTGGCGGCCTGCTCGTAAAGACTCACGATTCGTCCCCAGATCCACTGCGCACACGCCAAATCTTCCTGGTTGCCCCACTGGCGTTTTTTTGCACTGAACACAACCGCGTCAGGGTGTCGGGTTAAAAAATCCTGTTCAACCGTCTGCGGGTCCGGTTGCGAAGCTTCCGGACGAGAAGTGTTTTTATTCTCTGTAGTAATCTCTGTTGTATTCTCTGTAAGATCATCAGGCCATTTTGACCCGATGACATTGAGTCGTTTTGAACCAATGGAACGTGCCATTTTGGCCCCTTCCATCGTGTCATTCTGACCTGATGGAGCAGCGCATTTTGACCTGATGGATTCGCTCACTTTGCCACCATTTAAAAGCTCGCTCTCGTAATTAATCGTGTAAAAATTAGTCATATCACGCTTTGATTTATTGAGCTTTTCGCAACGCAAAAGCCCCAGCGTTTTCAGACTTGCAAATGCGCGTTTTAACGTTGACTCTGACCAGAACGGGAACTGCTCCAGCCATTGTTCTGTTGTGTTATAAATCCAGCGAACACCATCACATTCCATGCCGGAACCGGTATCTCTCAACCAGTAATGCAACTGCTGCAACACGATGGCTTCGTTCAGACCAATTTTCATCGCCAGCTGCGTGTTTATAACCAGCGGACGTTCAGCAAAAAGGAGCTTCATCCCCCCCCCAGAACACGTTATCAATGCGCCACCACGGCATTTCCCGCCGGACCACCACGATTCATCTGATCGAACAACACGATCGCTGCCGCAACAAACTCATCGATATCTTTCACCAGGCGCTCCCGTCGCTCGACAAGCTCCCGGTGATATTCCGAACTGTGGCTGCGCATTCGGGCCACCAGTGGAGGCGGCATTGCTTTTTCGATCGCCGGTAACAACGCCTGAATTTTTTTAACCGCATCAGGGGTGTCTTTTTCTACCCAGCGGAAAATTTTCTGGGTATTACGAGACAGGGCTTCCGGATGGCTGTCGTCATACAGTTCAGGAAACGTCATACCCAACTCAAAATAAGCCTGGGTTATTCCAGCTACTGGAACTTTTTCGCCATCAGGACGCGCCCAGGCATTCATCGCCATGCGGATGTGTTCATGCTTGATTTTCATGAATCAACTCCGGTGCATTTGATGTGTTAACCTTGAATCCAACAGGTAAACCGTCGGTTGGGTTAGGATAAATATCAGGGCGAATTTCATGCGGGGTAACTTCCCACTTCATTAGCTGACATAACGGAATTACCTGCTTTGGGGGAACGTCAAAGCTAAACCATTGCCAAACTGTCTGTTGAGCGACCCCCATATAACGACCTATTTCAGCTTGAGTGTATTTCTGCCTAATTTTTTCGCGAGTGCTATCTAGCATTTTGCTCTCCTCTAAAAAACTATAAGCAAAGCCTACAATAAAAAACTGTACACAATCAACAGTTTTTTATTGTGATGCTTTTAACAGTATTTACCTGTAAAATTGAATAATGATGAACGCCCTAGAAGTATCTATGTACAGAATCAGCAAGCTTCTTCAGGAAACTGGATGGAGCCAGGCTGAGCTTGCCCGTAGAATTGGTGTGACACAACAAACTGTTCAACAATGGGTCAGCGGTAAGGCTACACCTAAAGCCTCAAGTTTGGATAAACTGGTTGAGGTTACAGGGCATCCATTGCATTGGTTTTTATTGCCTCCTGAAGAGGGGGAGCAAATTTTCACCCCTGACACGATGAAAATTGGTCCTCGTCAACGCGAACTGCTCCAGGCTTTTAGTGCGTTTCCAGAGGAAGACCAAGAAAAAATGCTTCAAGAAATCAAAGACAAGAAAAAATCAATGGAAGAAACCATTGCCCGGTGGTTGGCGGCACAAAAAAGCCGCCGGGCGTGACCACAGTACAAGAAGAGGAGTTATGCCATGAGTACAGCCCTTTCTCCGATAGTTTCAGAATTCGAAACTACCGAACAAGAAAACAGTTACAACGAATGGTTACGCGCTAAAGTGGCGTCAAGCCTTGCTGACCCTCGTCCCTCAATTCCACATGATGAGGTAATGGCTGAAATGGAGAATCTTATTGCTCAAATTGCTGTAACTAACAGGAGCGAGTAATGTTACCCATTTTGTGGCTACCATCTGCTCGCGATGATTTGCGTCAGATCGTAGCCTATATTGCTAAGGAAAATATTCCTGCAGCACGCAGACTAAAAATACGGATTGAAACGTCTGTTTTAGCTCTCTCTGAGCATCCATATCTATATCCGCCAAGTGATCGAGTATCCGGTTTGCGGGAAATTGTGGTTCACCCTAATTATATCGTTTTGTACCGAGTAGCAGCTTCAAGCATTGAAATTGCAAATATTGTGCATGCCCGCCGACAATTTCCCTTCCCTATCTGAACTGAACAATTTTCACACTCCCTCATTCGAGGGAGTTTTTTTGCCCAATACAACAATTAAAAACTGTTGACACAAAACAGTTTTTAATTGTAGATTATTTCCACTACCCCACCCCGCCCCACAGAACGCAGGGAAATACTTCGAGTTACCCGGCAGTGGTCAGGGGTTAAGTAGCCAGCCCGAGGCGTAAGAACATGACGGCAGGGTTCAACTTTAACTATGCAGCAGGTTTTTGTTCCGCTACCCCGGCGTTAAGGGGAAATGAGGTCAGCATGGATACTATCGATCTTGGCAACAACGAATCTCTGGTATGTGGTGTGTTCCCCAACCAGGACGGTACGTTCACCGCGATGACGTATACCAGAAGCAAAACGTTTAAAACTGAAGCTGGCGAGCGTCGCTGGTTAACCAGAAACACTGACTGATGAGGTTGACGATGGAATTTAAAGATTTACCAGTACCATTCCAGGAAATGGCATCGAATGTGGTTCGCTCTCAACTGGCGACTCTTGACCTGAGTACTGTAGAAAAAGAAACCATCGATACTATATCCGGTAACGTGCGTCGTGCCTTTATCGGTCTGTGCGAAGAGAAGCAGCTCTCTGATAACCAGGATTTACATGAAAAATACTTCCTGGAATTAATGGACATCATTAATAAAGGATTTGGCTTGTTAATGAAAAAGAAAGGGATTCGAATAGCTCCCCTTGAAAATCATTTTACAGCAAGCAGTATTAATTCCTGTGATTTAAAGCATCACACATCCGATGGGAAAGTTGAATCAAACAACAAAATATCAATTAATCATTAATTTATTCACAGGTGAGGTAGAGTGCGTGCGCCGGACACGGATAAGAATCCGGCACTGACAGTTTACTGAAAAGGATATATCCCTGAAAAGTCAGGGCATAACGCGAAAGCGCACGGCGAAGTTCGTCTCTCTGTAGGTAGTCGTTAAATTTAATTCGACCGTGCGCTTCCGGTTGTGGCAATCCGCGAAATGGCGCGGCGGTAAGTATGGCGGGGGTATTCCTTCCCCGCTGAGGACACCGGGTTGTCAGGTTGACCATACGCTTAAGTGACAACCCCGCTGCAACGCCCTCTGTTATCACTTTTCTGGTGATTCGGCGGAAACGGATATCCGCCCTTTTTAAAGTGAATTTTGTGATGCGGTGAATGCGGCTATGCGCACGCGGAACAGTTAAAGCAGTAAGGCGGTATTTTACGGGCGTAACGAGCATCAACTAATCCGGCGTTAATTGTTAACTGGTTAACGTCACCTGGAGGCACCAGGCACTGCATCACAAAATTCATTGTTGAGGACGCGATAATGGAAACGTTATTACCAAACGTTAATACGTCTGAAGGTTGTTTTGATATTGGTGTTCTGCTCAGTAACCGGGAGTTTACTGAAGATGCCATTAATATGAGGAAATATGAGCCTTATCTGCTCAATGATAATTCCATACTTTCCCGAATTGCTCTTCTTGAACTTGGTATTTTCGGAGAACGTCAATGACTTCAGCATTTGCACTGATGATGACGGTTTTTCTTATAACGGGTGAATCACAGAATGTGATTACCGGAATTTATGCAAGTAAAGAATCCTGCCTCCAGGCAAGAGACGAGCAAAAAATTTCTGGTGAATGCCTCCCGCTAAAAAAAGTATCGCTGTACCTGAATAACGAAACACCGGCTGGATAACCCTCCAGCCATATTAACACCATACCAACGGATTAAAAATGCCAGCAATGGCAGGGATTCGTTCACCCTGAAATCTGTAATGAGGTTAAAACAAAATGAGTAAAGTCTTTATTTGCGCCGCCATTCCGGACGAACAGGCAATAAAGGAAGAAGGTGCCGTCGCTGTAGCCACTGCCATTGAAGCCGGTGATGAACGTCGCGCCCGCGCAAAATTTCACTGGCAATTCCTGGAACATTATCCGGCTGCTCAGGACTGCGCTTATAAATTTCTTGTCTGCGAGGATAAACCCGGTATACCCCGCCCTGCCCTAGATTCCTGGGATGCTGAATATATGCAGGAAAACCGCTGGGATGAGGAGTCTGCTTCCTTTGTCCCGGTTGAGACTGAATCAGATCCGATGAACGTCACTTTTGACAAGCTGGCCCCTGAAGTACAGAACGCTGTCATGGTTAAGTTCGACACATGTGAAAACATCACCGTTGATATGGTGATTAGCGCGCAGGAACTGTTGCAGGAAGACATGGCAACATTCGACGGACATATCGTTGAAGCGTTGATGAAAATGCCAGAAGTTAACGCCATGTATCCGGAGCTTAAGCTGCATGCCATCGGGTGGGTTAAGCATAAATGTAAGCCTGGTGCCAAATGGCCCGAAATTCAGGCAGAGATGCGCATCTGGAAAAAACGTCGCGAAGGTGAACGCAAGGAAGCCGGAAAATACACGTCTGTTGTTGATCTCGCCCGCGCCAGAGCCAATCAACAGCACACTGAAAATTCAACAGGAAAAATCAACCCGGTCATTGCTGCCATTCATCGCGAATACAAGCAGACATGGAAAACACTGGATGACGAACTGGCCTACGCTCTCTGGCCTGGTGATGTGGATGCCGGAAACATTGACGGCAGCATCCATCGCTGGGCAAAAAATGAAGTTATCGACAACGACCGCGAAGACTGGAAGCGTATCTCGGCATCAATGCGCAAACAGCCTGATGCCCTTCGCTACGACCGCCAGACTATTTTTGGCCTTGTCCGTGAACGTCCGATCGACATTCACAAAGACCCTGTGGCACTGAACAAATACATTACTGAATACCTGACTACAAAGGGCGTGTTTGAAGATGAAGGAACAAATCAGAGCGCAACTGGTACTCTCTCGTCACCAGTACCAGAAACTGATGCAGTGGAAACGGCAATGCCGGACAACGAAAAAACCGAATGCGAAGTGGAAGACGAACCATCTGTAGAGCGTGAGGGACCGTTCTACTTCCTTTTCACCGATAAGGACGGCGAAAAATACGGTCGCGCAAACAAACTTTCTGGTCTGGAAAAAGCACTGGCCCTGGGAGCTACGGAAATCACGAAAGAGGAATACTTCGCACGTAAAAACGGTACATACTCAGGTTCACAACAAAATACTGGTGCATCTGACACGACCGCACAACCAGAGCCAGTAAAAGTTACCGCTGACGAAGTAAACAAAATTATGCAGGCAGCCAATATCAGCCAGCCTGACGCCGATGAACTGCTTGCAGTATCACGTGGTGAATTTGTTGAAGGGATTAGCGACCCGAATGATCCGAAATGGGTTAAGGGGAACCAGACCCGCGATTCTGTGAACCAGAACCAGCAAGAAACGGAACAGAACGACCAGAAAGCGGAACAAAACAGCCCAAATGCGTTACAAAACGAGCCAGAAACGAAACAGCCTGAATCAGTGGCGCAACAGGAAGTGGAAAAAGTCTGCACCGCCTGCGGTCAGACCGGCGGCGGCAACTGCCCTGATTGTGGCGCGGTAATGGGCGACGCAACATACCAGGAAACATTCGATGAAGAGTATCAGCCTGAAGTTCAGGAAGATGATCCGGAGGAAATGGAAGGCGCTGAACATCCACACAAGGAGAACACTGGCGGCAATCAGCATCACGATAGCGATAATGAAACTGGCGAGACGGCAGATCACTCAATTAAGGTGAACGGTCATCAAGAAATCACATCCACCAGCAGAATGTGGCACCACATGATGATCGACCTTGAAACCATGGGAAAAAATCCCGATGCCCCGCTTATCTCAATAGGTGCAATATTTTTCGATCCGCAAACCGGAGATATGGGACCGGAATTTAGTAAGACTATCGATCTGGAAACTGCTGGCGGAGTCATTGATCGGGACACCATTAAATGGTGGCTTAAGCAATCACGCGAAGCGCAATCTGCCATTATGACCGGTGAAATCCCGTTAGATGATGCACTGTTACAATTGCGGGAATTTATCGACGAAAACTCCGGTGAATTTTTTGTTCAGGTTTGGGGAAATGGAGCCAACTTCGACAACACGATTTTGCGCCGTTCATACGAACGGCAGGGGATCCCCTGCCCGTGGCGTTACTACAACGATCGCGATGTACGCACAATCGTTGAGCTGGGGAAAGCCATAGACTTCGATGCCAGAACGGCTATTCCATTCGAAGGTGAGCGCCATAATGCACTTGATGACGCCCGTTACCAGGCAAAATACGTTTCAGTTATCTGGCAAAAACTGATCCCGAGTCAGGCTGATTCTTAATGTTCAACTGTCGCCGGTTGTGACTGGTATTCTGCAACCGGCGCTCGTCTGATGTAAGAGATAAAGAAATCGATGAGCGAAGTAATCATGATTGTCTCTCCCGGCAAATGGGTATCCGAAGAGCAGTTAATTGCGCTGAAAGGAATAAAAAAAGGTACGTTAAAAAAGGCCCGGGAAAAATCGTTTATGGAAGGAAGGGAATATAAGCATGTCGCTCATGACGGTATGCCATGGGGGTGATGCTGCCAACTTACTGATTTAGTGTATGATGGTGTTTTTGAGGTGCTCCAGTGGCTTCTGTTTCTATCAGCTGTCCCTCCTGTTCAGCTACTGACGGGGTGGTGCGTAACGGCAAAAGCACCGCCGGACATCAGCGCTATCTCTGCTCTCACTGCCGTAAAACATGGCAACTGCAGTTCACTTACACCGCTTCTCAACCCGGTACGCACCAGAAAATCATTGATATGGCCATGAATGGCGTTGGATGCCGGGCAACAGCCCGCATTATGGGCGTTGGCCTCAACACGATTTTACGTCACTTAAAAAACTCAGGCCGCAGTCGGTAA